TCAGCAGTCTCTGCTACTGGCTCCAATTCAAGCACTGGACAAAAAACTGGAGCTACAAAAACAATTTGGCTTATTAAATCAACAGCATCTAAGACTGATGGCTCAGCAAGTGCCACAGCAAACGCCGGTACTGCGTCAATTTCTAAGCAACCAGGAGCATCTGCTAGTGCATCTGCTAGCCAAACTGGAATGACTGATGGTGTAAGTTCAACAGCAACTTCTTATTACTTTAGGTCAAGTGCGTCAGCTTCTTCTAACTCTGGTGTGGCAACAGCAACAGGCGGTTCTGCTAGAGCCTATGTTACAGCTTCATCTGCCAGCGTAACTAAAGGCTATGCAGCAGCTGATACATCAACTTCTACATCGTCATCTGACACTGGTACAAAAACAGGAAATACAGCAACGACCACTGAGGTAACTGCTTCTGATTCTGATAGTTCTATTATTTACCTTAAAGCAGCATCTATTAGTGTTGGTAATACAACACTAAGTGTTAGCCCTTCAGTAAAGCCTACATCAACAGCTTCAGCAACAGGAAACATCTCTTTAACAGAAGCCAGCAGCCAACCAAGCTCTGGTTATTACATTAAAGCTACTGGAGGAAATTCAGCAACAGATGGCTCAGCAACTTCTGGGGAGTCAGCTTCAGTCACATGGAAAGCTGGATATATCCCAGCCTCTACAAGTTCAACTGAGAGGACAATATCTTCGACAGCTATAGCAAAAGCGGAAGCAAATTCAACTGACAAGTACTATACTGTGCCTTCAGCAGCACTTTCAAATGTCACAGTAGACACAACATCTACAGGTGCGGTTCCTTTAGTCACGACTACTGGATATATTGAAAAAACAAAATACATGACAGCTTTGACTGTTCCTGCATCTAAGATACTAACAACACTTACTTTGACTTCAGGAACAAGTAGCAATAGAACATATATAACAACAGAAAACGTAAATAGCTATACAACAGTCTCAAATCTTAATTTATTTGGTGGTATAAGCACAATCACCGCTTCTGGTGGATATATAAACACGTTAAATCTAAATAGCACAAGCAGCTATATTGAAAATCTATATGGCACTGGGTATGTGACCACAGGAAGCGGAAAAACGCTTGCGAAATATACAAACTCAGGCACATTGACTGAATTAGCCGGAGCGGGTGGAATTACTACTTGGTCAGGACCAGGCACGGTTACAAATAAAACAGGCAATTCTATAATTACAAATAATAAAGCTACATTGACAGTGACTAATAATGGCACTTTAGATACAGGTGGCACAATCAATGTGACTACAAATACATCTGGAAAAGGTACTGTAAACATCTCAACAAATAGTGGAACTACAAGAATTGGTGGAACTACTGATACGGCTGCTACTTGGAGAATTACTGGTACTACTGGAACGCTGACTAAAGGCAAGTCTGCATCTATCTCAACTGAGGCAAATACTGCAGCCGATTCATCTGTTTTAACTATAACAAATAACAATTATAGAAACATTACACTTACTTCAGCAGGCACTTCAAGTAAGGTGACGCTAGGCGGAACAGTGACTGAATTGGCAGGAAATAGCAAAACAATAGCTGTGTTCAGTGGTGTTGCTACTATTACAGTCAATACAGAAACAAAAACTGTTACAACAAATAAATCAACAATAAGCATAACAAATAATGCAGGAGCAGTCAATGTCACCACAAATACTTATGGAACTACTAGAATCGGCGGTACAACAGACTCTGAGGCTACGTGGAGAATTAGTAGCGCAGATGCAACTCTTTCAAAAGGAAAGTCAGCAACAATAACAACAGAAGCCAATACCAGTGATGATAGCTCTGTCTTAACCGTAACAAATAACAACTACAGAAAAGTCGATATTACAAATGCCGCTACAAAATCAGAAGATATTTCGGATACAATTACATTGACTAATAATTACGGGAGAAAAGCATCTGTAACTAATTATGGAATTATATCAAGTTTAATAATGCCTAATGAAGACAGCAGTTTATATTTAGCTACAACAAATGCATCATCAGAAGCAGCTATGGCTACTGCTGCTACAGCAAGCCAAGGCCAAATCGTGCTAAAAGAAGGAACAGCTTCTTGCCGAGGCTCATATCTTGACTCGCTTGTTTTATCTAAGTATTCAAAAATTAAAAATATTCGCATGTATGAAGGTGCCAAGATAAATACTTTATACATTTCCGGCGGTGAGATTCATGCAGTTCACCGAGTATCTGGGCAAGGAGACACATATGTTAAGCCATATGGCGCTTCAGTTGAAATTCAAGTCATAAAAAATGGTGCGTTCTACCCATTTGTTGATGTGGCTACGACAGCAGATATGGATACATATCTAGTTGCTGCAAATAAAGGAATATATTTCAAATACACTGGAACAACAGGAAAGAGTTCAAATAACAATTATTATGTTAAAGGAAATATTTATACATATGAGGCTTAAAGGAGGTAGATATTCATGATAGGATTCATAGAAGGAACAAAAATATTGCTTGCTGATGGCACATATGAAAATATTGAGAATATAGTGGCAGGAACAAAAGTCACCTCATTCAATGAAAATACAAAACAAACTGAGATATGCACAGTCAAAGCAGTCGGTCAACGAAGCTGCTTTGACTTAACAGAATATACGCTTGATGATGCAAGTTCATTTTTTGGGTGCAGAGACTTAAAATTTTTAACTCCAATAGGATACGTCGAGCATATAGAAGTTGGCACAGAGATCATCACCGCAGATGGTACAACAAAAAAGGTCATTGGCATAGCACAATCAGAACTGACAGACATATCAACAATATTATATGAACTTGATATAGATGAAATAGACAATTATATAGCGACAGAATCAAGATTAGTTGTGCACAATATAGATACCTCATTAGTAGGCTCTACTGGAGGCAGCGTAGTTACCTTCAAATTGATAATAAAAGAAAGTTCATCAGTTTCAAAAACAATAACTTTTACAGTTGCTGGCACAGCGTCAGCGGCTCAAGCACGCATAACCTGCAATATAATGACACTGGTATCTTCATCTAAATTATATTTTACTTTTGATTTTAATAGTTTATATGTTACAACAACTGACGAAATATATATATCTGGTATTCCATCTACCTACGGTCTATCATACTCATCTTTAACATCAGCAGCAGATCTTGCTGCTCCTTCCGTAATTATATTTGACCCAACATTGATGGTATCTCCTTCTTATCTATATGCGACAGCCACTAAAACATGCGTTCAGACAATAAACGTTAATTGTGGTATTCCAACTGACTCAGATACATTTAAAAATATATACTTATGGTATGCAACCAGTCAAACTGGCACAAAAAGCTGCCTATCAACAATACCTATAACGGCCTCATCCCGCTCAAGGTCATTTACTAGGCCAAGTTATACAGACATATATGTATGGCCTTCATATAGTTCTTCAACATATACACCAATCAACGATCTGCACATCATAGCAATGAGATCTGCTGATTTTAGTTCTTCTAAGTCAAGCTGGCTAAAAGGTCAAAATTGCATATATCTACCAGAATCCTTTAGAACTACTACTTATTCAGTCCACATAGAGAGAACTGGGTCATTCATAAATAATGAGTCTAAGCAAGGAAATATAAGGGAATATTATATCCCAACTAATATGGGAGAGCCAAATGTAGTGTCTGACGCCTCCTCATTCTACCATGGGCCAGAGGCTGGATCTTCAACTCTGGCCGCGCCGCATGAGTTAGCAATGAATGCTGGCATTGGAAAAATTTCAGATATATCATTCACTACTAATGGAACAATCGCATATATATTAATCAGGCCGTTGACTACTGGTAGTTATAGCATAACCACAAGGACAAGTAGCTATTTTGATAGTTATATATATGTCTATAATTATAATATTGAAACAAAAACTATTGATAGTACTGTTGGTTATGGTAATGACCAGAATCCATATGACGAAAGTATCAGTTCTGTTGACCACTATCAATCATCTGTTATAGTTAGTCTGACTGCTGGAAATTATTATATAATTAAATACTATGCGCTTAGTACTAATGCTCTTCCAAATGGCTATATTTGTAAAATTGGAGTAATGCCAGCACCTTTAGTAAATACATATAGCAATAATGATACTCATGCAGTGATTAATAAAAACAATTCTACAGTATCTGGTTCTATGTATACAGCAACCAACACAACTGGAACTAGCACAAATGAAGGAATAACTTGCTCAGGTCTTAGTAGTGCAACATCATCAAACACTTTTACTACTGGCGTTAGAAAATATGTAGGTATCTATTATAATGTCGTGACAGCGCCTAATGTTAAATTATCAAAACGTCAGGTACAAACAATAAAAAATCCATAGTTAATAATTTATACTCTATTCCGACCATAGCAATATTTTCAATACTTTACTGTATATTATTATGTGAGGTGATAATAATGACAGAAAAAATGTATCAGATGATTTCAGATGAGACTGAACTAAAATGGTTTTTCGATCATGTAATTCAAAAACCTGCACTATATGAATCATATTCTATGGTCTGGGTTTCAAGACATAAAAAACTGACTAAGGAAGAGCAAATAGATTTCGGTTTGACAAGAGCTGAATCTGAATTTTTAAAAGTAGAAACTCTTAGATGCAAAAAAGTAAAAAGCATAGACGTTCCAGCTGAATTCACTTTTGAAAACTTTTTGCAGAGAGTCAAGAGATTCAATGTAGATAAAGAAGCTTACACTACTGGAACAGGATTGCCGCTTCCAGAAAAGACACTGGCAGTCATTTTCTACGTCAACCCATGCAATGAGATGAAGGTATTTGATAAAGTTATTGAGAAAATTAACTTTACTCACTCTTCTATCATGACTGCGGTCACAAATGGCAAGACATGGCATGAATTAGGACAGCTTTATCAATCGTGTGGAAACTTAGACAATGATATCAAGCATTTCAGAGCACAATGCAAAGGCTCATCTTATTGGATTGATTTTGATGTAGACGTCCCATGGTGGTTCAGATCTTACTCCAACTTCGCAGAAACTGCTGACGGCAAAGTCATAATTGAGGAACGCCAAGGACAGATCGACTATTTTGAAGAAATGAGAAATAAGCTAAGCAATTGCTTTGGAAAAGGAAATTATGTCATTGTCGATACTTCGGGCGGATATCATATTCTTGTTAGAACAAGTGCAATTAAAAGCAATCCACACGATTTTTGCAAAGAAGTAGAAGCAATCTACAGATTAGGCGTTGGCGAAGGAAATCGAGAGTATTTAGATGATAAAGGTCAACTTAAATTTGAGGCTATCGTCAATGATTCCCAGATCCCAGGACTTCCTCTTCCAGGAACTTACCAATATGGAAGACCTGTAGCTGTTATCAATAAGGAAGATTTTGAATAATGAAAGCAATTCTCATGTCAGGTCCTGCTGGCTCAGGAAAATCAACTTGGGCGAGCAACTATATCGCTTCACATAATAATACTGTCATAGTAAGCTCTGATTCTACAAGATTCAATATGTATGGAAGATTCGTCCTTGCTTCAGAAGAAGAAAAGACAATTATTCCTGACATGATGAAGCAGATTGAGCGTGCTGCGAATAATAGACAAGATGTGATTGTAGATATAGCAATAAATAAAAACAAATCAAGGCTTAGATGGTATAATAAACTAAGACCACTTTATAAAGATGTTGAGTTAATTATAATAGAAGTCCCAATTGAAGTTTGCTTACAGCAGAATGCAGAACGAGACCGTCATGTCCCAGAGAATGTCATACAAGATATGTATGCCATGATTGAAGAGCCAACGACTGATATGTATAAGCAGTTCTCAAAAATAATTAAAATAAAAAGAGCTTAATTGCTCTTTTTTCTTTTTATAAACTGTATATTATAGTACAACAGCAAGCGCGTTTGTGAGAATCACACTAGCTGTTCAAACTCATAAGTTTCTTAGTTTAGATTCAAAACTAAGTGGTGGCGGATAATAGGAATTCGAATTAAGACGAATTTAAAATTACAGGAGAAACTACTAAAATGAGAAATTTAGCACAGGTTGTAACTATTGAAAGCAAAAACAAAATGTTCGAAAAGGACAAAATTTGCGTCGTAACATTCAAAGAGCTTGGTTACGAGGCAATCGTTCCAATTACAGTTGAAATCGGAGACAGAATGGTTTTCATCCAAGAAGGCGCAATTCTTCCTGAAATCGAAAGATGGGAATTCTTAAGAAAAAGATGTTATAATGACAACCTAAGAGGATTCTTAATCAAGCCTATGACGATGGGTGCAAAAGACTTTAATGGAATGAAAGGTGACAGAGTTAAGTCGTGGGGACTTTGCGTAACGCTGGCTGAGGCTGGCTTACGAGAGAATCTTGCAGCAGGAACTGACGTCACTGATAAGCTTGAAATCAGAAAATATGAACCGGCAGAGGACGCTTCTCCAACAAAGACAAGCAAAACGCCTCGTTGGGTCAAATTCTGTATGAAACACAGATTATTGAGATGGATTGGCCAGCTTTGGTTTGACAAAAATAAAAAGTCAAATGAAAACTTCCCATCAGACATCATCTCAAAATCAGATGAGACGACTATTCAAAACTACAAAGCTGTAGTCAATATGTTCCCAGGAACAAAAGCGTTTATTACAGCTAAGATTGAAGGTCAGTCATTTACTTGCTCACTTGATATGAAGCATAAAGACAGATTCTATGTATGCTCAAGAAATAACAGATATGATAAAGTAAATAGCGCGTCAGAAGTATTCTTCAATACGGCGGCTAGATACGATATCGCTGCTAAACTTAAGGCTTATAAAAAGAAAACTGGCGTATGCTTAATGCTGCAAGGCGAGCAAGCAGGCCCAGGAATTCAAGGAAATATTTATAATTTCGATGAACACAAATGGTTCTTGTTTAGAATGAAGGGCTACGAAAAAGGAAGATGGGTCGAATATAATTATGAAAAGATGTCCGCAATTGCAGATACCTTAGGCATTCCATGCGTTCCGCTCCTTGAGACTGTTGAAGATATGTCAGTATATGACTTAAATTCATTAGTTAAGAGAGCTGAAATCGCGTCATGGACGCCAGAAACATTCGACTACACTCCAAAAAATGGCGATAAGCTTTGGAAAAATTATCTACAGCATGAAGGAATCGTTGTTAAATCAGCTGATTATAACAAAGAAGCTGAAACAGGATTCTCATTCAAAGTAAAGAATATGTCTTATCAAGAGCATCAATACTCAGAAATGAATAAAATTGCTCGCGAACTCGCCAAATAATCATAAAAGGGAGCAAATTTTTGCTCCTTTTTCTTTTGTGTTATTGTATAATAATATAGATATTGGAGGATATTTGCTATGCATAAAATTCATAAATGTCACAAAACAAACGAAAAATGGCGTGATGATTTGACTTACTGTGTAGAGTCCAGTATCTATGAATGCGGCCTATTAGCGGAAGAAAGAGAGGAAATCATGGAATTAGAATTGATTAAGTTTATAAAAGAGCACGAAAATTGGGAAGAGCTTCTTTTAAATGAGCCATATAACCTAAAAATATCAAGAGATGAAGGTTATATTATGTTCAAATATAACCAGCTTTCTTCCGATTTCTCAAATGAAATTGTTCGCGAATGTCGTGGAATTATTTTAAGAGAGTGTGATTTTAAACCTGTATGTGTGCCATTCTTCAAATTTGGCAACTATGGTGAATCCTACTGTCCAGAAATCAATTGGGCATCAGCTTCAGTTCAACAAAAAGTCGATGGCTCGTTGATGAAGGTCTGGTATGATGATGGTGAGTGGCATGTATCTACAAATGGAAAAATCAATGTATTCAAGGCAGAATTAGCTTCTATACATTTTGCTTCTTTTGGAGATTTGTTTATTGATGCATTAAGTGGATTTGGAGCAGCTGATACATTTGAAAAATTTACAAATATGCTGGAAGAAGACTATACTTATATGTTTGAGTTAGTATCTCCAGAAAACAGAGTAGTTATTCCATATGAGACAACAGAATTATTCTATTTAGGCTGCAGAAATAATAAAACATTGTTAGAAGAATCGCCAAGAGGAACATACTTAGCTCAGGTATTCTACACTCCAAAAGTATATAGATTATATTCGCTTGCAGCAGTCCAAAATGCTGCTTCTGCACTTCCTTGGGACGAAGAAGGCTATGTTGTATGCGACAGTGATTTCAATAGAGTTAAGATCAAATCGCCAGAATATGTAAAAGCGCACTATTCTAGAAATAATTCTGTAATATCTTATGAAAGATTATTAGAGGTTATATTATCTGGCGAAAAAGCAGAATTTTTAATTTATGCTTCCGATTTCAAAGAAGACTTGAACAAAGTAGAGGCTTCTTATAATAACATTATCGCCGAAGTTAAGAAAGAGATTGCTGAATTAAACACAGAATCATTTGCATCAAGAAAGGAATATGCGATGAAAGTTTTAGAAAAACCAGGCTGGATGCAAGGATTTTTGTTCAAATATGATAAACTAGACGAATACATCGCGGCAGTTCGCCCATCCAAGTGGATAGAATTCATGGAAGCGAAATGCGACATCACCAAATAAGGAGTATTTATGGAAGAATCAAACGTTAAAGCAGTTGATCTAGATGAAAAAGAAGAGCCATTCAGATTAAGAAGAAAAAAATATCTGAAAGAGTTAAATGAAATAAAAGAATTCTATTATCCAAAGAAATATAGAAGAGCAAGCAAGCACAAACATTGGAAAGAAGACTGGATCGGATTTGTTGAAAACACTTATCCATGGGATGGCTCAAATATCTTTACGATTATAGTATATAGATTAGAGGTTCTCGCTGCGAATCTGAAATACTTTAGCCATCATGTTGGCTCTGCCAGCGAAGTAAAAGAAATCGAAGAAGCAATAGCCATCGGCAGAAAGCTCATGGATGAAGAAAACTATAGACACGAATCAAGCGAATACTCTGCTAGATTCTGCAAACACTTTGCGTATATTTACTCAAATGAGCGCGAGCTTCTTGCCAAAATTGAAACAGCTGGAGTATTCAGCGGACAAGACATCATCAAACGCTGGTTGAAAGAGAATAACTCAAAGAGAAAGAATGTGTCTGTTTCATTCGGTGGAGAATGGCAAGTAGAAGGCGGTTCAAAGATCTGGGTAAACATACTCCAGAGAGAACGAAGAAATGAAAGCAGACAATCAAAGATTTTTTAAAATTATAGCTGACAAGTTAGACAGTTGGTGGGATTAATATTGTATAATATATAGAATGGAGGCGTTACTATGTTCACAATTAGCAGAGAAAAATTAGATTTTAAGCTTGATAAAGATGCTAAAGTTGCATTTGAATTTTTGCTTAGAATATTTAGATTAGAATATAAAAATATATATTTAGTCGGTGGATGTGTAAGAGACGCTCTACTTGGCAAGGCACCAAAAGACATTGATTTGACCACTGAGGCGACACCAGAGCAAATGATTTTATTAAAGAACGAGCATGATCATTTTGATGAGTGGGATATTATTGAGACAGGATTGAAGCATGGTACAGTCACATTCTATCATAAACCTACAAAAATATCGTTCGAGGTAACAACTTTTAGAGCAGATGTAGGCTATGAAGACCATAGACATCCAGATAAGGTTGAATTTTCAACTTCTCTTGAAGAAGACTTAAAGAGACGCGACCTCACAATCAACTCTTTTGCATATGACTATTATGCAAATACTTTATATATGCTTGATGAATCATATTTATATGATTTGAGCTTTGGAATCATTAGAGCAGTTGGAGATGCGAAGGCCAGATTTGAAGAAGATGCTCTTAGAATGCTTAGAGCAATTAGATTCGCCGCGCAGCTTGGCTTCTCATTGGACCAGTCAACATTTGATGCAATCAAAGAATTATCGAGCACAATCACATATGTTTCGCATGAGAGAATTAGAGATGAGATGACAAAGATAATTATGTCTGATTATCCTCAGATGCTTGAATTATTATCACTGACTAACCTTGATAAATATCTCAATTTACCAATCACGGAAATGATCAATGAGCCACAGCACAATAAGTATCATTATGCAGATGTGTTCCATCACACAATGGATGTCATCAAAGCTACACTTAAAGATTTTGAAATCAGATGGGCAGCATTCTTCCATGATTTTGGCAAAATGGTGACAGTATCTACTGATGATGAGGGTTGGCAACACTATTATGGACATCCAGAAGTATCTGCGAACTTTGCAAAATTTTGGATGCAAGATTACAAATTTGACAGCGCTTCGCTCGAACACATTCACACTCTTGTTAAATATCATGACGCAGGCATCGGCTATCAAGTTAAAAAGAAAGGCATGAAGAAGCTAATCGCCAACGTCGGCGAAGACTTAATGCCAAAATTCTTTAAATTAACTTTTGCCGATAGACTTGCACACAGACTTGACAACACTGCGTTTTCTATTTCGCAATTAGACTCTGGCAAGAAGAAATACATTGACTTGCTTATGACTCCAGAGCCAATGAGAATCAAAGATCTGGCTGTTAACGGCAATGACTTGATCGACATCGGAATCTTTGGCAAAAGCATAGGATTAACGTTAAATTACCTGTTAGAGGTGGTATTAGAGTCGCCAGATAAGAATGATAAGTCTGTTTTGCTTGAGTTGGCAAAGCAATATAATAAATAAAGGAGAGAATGAATTGGAAGAAAGAGAAATTTCAACATCGATATCCATATTTGATGAAGATGGCTGCACAATAAAAGAGCAATATGACCAAGTTAAGCTTAAAAATGATTTAGATATGCTTAGATTCTTTAAGCAATTCATTAAAGTTGAAGAAGAAAATAGGACGCCTTATAAGCATAAGCTTGGCTATTATAAGAAAAAAGCGCACTACATAAACGGCAGAAAAGTAAACAGATATGTTTATCAGTATGTTAAGAACTGGCTGGAGGACAATAGATGACAAAAATAGCTTTATTAGGAATAGCTATGCTATTCTGTCATGTCATTGACGATTATTTTCTGCAAGGATGCCTCGCTAGCTTGAAACAAAAAGCTTGGTGACAGAAAAATGCGCCAGACGAATTATACAAATCAGATTACATTATGGCGCTTCTGTGCCATTCATTGAGTTGGTCATTCATGATTATGCTGCCATTGATGATAAACTCAAACTTTGAGATAGGCTGGATGGTATATTTTATTCCAGCAAACACGCTAATACATGCAATTGTTGACGATTTAAAAGCGAATAAGCACAAAATCAATCTTATACAAGATCAAACAATTCATTTTATGCAGATACTATTAACATTTGCGGCATATATAGATTTTTTGAATAAATAAAGGAGACTTAAGTATGAAATACTTTGTAGTCAGCGACATACATTCTTTTTTTAGACCATTAAAAGATGCATTGTTTATGTCAGGATACAGAAAAACAAACAAAGAACATAAATTGATCGTCATAGGCGATGTATTTGATAGAGGCGAAGAGACTGTAGAAGTATATAAATACTTAAAGACAATACCTAAAAACAGAATAGTCTTAATCAAAGGAAATCATGAAAGCCTATACTTTGATTTGCTGAAGAAGGAATTTCCAGATGATTATGATTTCAGCAATGGCACAGTCAAGACATTCTGTGCGATTGCCGGCATACCAGAAGAAAGACTATCACCAAGCTATTATTTTAAGAATGGCATGGAGACGCAATACCGCAATCAAATAAGAGCCACATGGGGAAATATCAGAGAGCTAGTTTGCAAATCAGAAATTACGTCTTGGCTGCAATCTAAGCAATGGAGAAATTATTATGAGATAGGTAAATATATTTTCACTCATAGCTTTATTCCTGTTAAGAACAATGATGGATTGCCTAGCTATTATGTAGAACATAGAAAATTAGAGCCTAATAAGTATTGGCGCGAGGCAGACTATCAAGATTGGGAAGACGCTCGTTGGGGATGTCCATGGAAACAATACAAACAAGGATTGTTCAAGCACGAGGAGTCTGCTGGAAAAATTCTCGTTTGCGGACATTGGCATACAGATGATTTCTGGATTCATCTAAGCAATATCTATGGCTCTGACGGAGCAATTTATTACAGTGACCATTTGATTGCCATCGATGGAGGAGTAAGTACATACTATGGAGAAGGATTTAAAAGAATTCTTGTCCATAACCAAAATGTCTTAGTCATTGATGAAGATGGCATTGCATTTGATAAATATGGCGACAAACTAAGATGCTGTGAAAACAGTTAATAATATAAAAAATTTGATGACAACACTGAAAAGACTGAGTGTGAGCTCAGTCTTTTATTATAATATTGGGATAATAGCATGACAAAAGATAGATTTGAAGAAGTGGCAAAAGAGCAACTAAATAGGATTGAAGAGGTTTTGATAAAAAAACAAAAAGAATATGGCCCAAAAGAAGATAAACTTACAGTATTTAAGAAAGCTGCGCAATTCATGGGAACAAATCCAGAACAAGCTTTATATGGTTTTATGGCGAAGCACTTAGTCTCTCAATCAGATATGATAAAGTCTGGCGAAAAATATGCTAAGGAAGTATGGCTAGAGAAAATAACAGATATCATTAACTATAATATTTTGCTTTTAGCATTGCTAGAGGACGATAATATGTATTCATAGACTGTATAATATTATGGATTAAAAATAGTTCATCTAGGCGCGTTTTAAGACGTAGCCATATAAATTATCAATAATCAAATAAAAATGCGATAGAGAGCATTCTATGAGCCTCTATTAGTGAAATAAGGAGATAAAATAATGAGTGAAATAAATAAAATGTATTTTTCAAGAGAAGCTGTCAGAGCAGGAGAGCTAAATGACCTGCTTAATTTATTAATGACTCAAAGCTATGGAAAATCAGAGCATAAAAATGACATCCACATCTATGCAGAGGATTGCGGCGCATTCATTTTAGAGTGGGCAAACATCCCATGGGATAAATCTTATGGCGGACGATTTGAATATATTGCAGAAGGTCAATGCATCATGCTAGAAAAAGAATTACCAGACGGCACTATAGCTTTGGTTTTTGACGAAGAAGAATATAAAGATCAACTCACTGAATTTTTAAAAGAACACCCAGAATATAAGCAAAATCAGTTTGGCCGTTGGTATACAGATGATGATCTAATGAGATAAAAGGAGTTTGTATGGCATTAGCTGATAAATATTTTATTGAAGAGGCAGCAGAGCTTCTTGTTAATGGTTTCAATGATAAAGATTATCCAGTTAGGCCAAAATGGCCAGACGGAACGCCAGCACATACAATAAAAATGCATTGCGCCGTCAGACGATATGACTTATCGAAAGAATTTCCAATCTTAACATTGAGAAAACAAGCATTTAAGACAGCAGTTAAAGAAATTCTGTGGATTTGGCAGAAGAAGTCAAATAATATAAATGACTTAGGTGCGCATATTTGGGATGAATGGGCAGATGAGACTGGCTCAATTGGCAAAGCTTATGGCTATCAATTAGCAGAGCAGTTTGATTTTCCAGAAGGAAAAATGAATCAAGTAGAGCTTTTGATTAAAAATCTTAAAGAAAATCCAATGAATCGCCGCATGATCGTCACTTTATGGAACAATAGTGAGTTAAAGGATATGCATTTGGCTCCATGTTGCTATGAAACCATTTGGGACGTAGCAGATGGAAAGCTAAATTGCACTCTTATTCAGCGTTCTGGCGACTTGTTGGCCGCGGCTGCTTCTGGTGGATTCAATACAATTGAGTACGCATTATTAGTTCATATGCTTGCACAAGTATGCGGATATAAAGTCGGCACATTAGTCCATATCGTAAACAACTTACATATTTATGACAGGCATGTAGAAGCTGTCAAAGAAATATTGCAAAATGAAATATATGAAGCACCATCACTGTGGATTAACCCAGAAGTCAAAAATTTTGAGGATTTCACAGCAGATGATTTTAAATTGATCGAATATTCTGCAACAAAATTAGAAAAAACTATAGAAATAGCAGTTTAATTATCGTATTATATAGTATAATAACGCAAAAGAGAGGACAAATCAATGAATTACAGAAACGCAATTATTATTGAAGGACCAGACTGTAGTGGAAAGACTACTTTAGCAAAGAGAATCAGTGAATATTATAACAATGAGCTTGATATTGTTCATTGCACTGGACATGACCCAAAAGACTATGACTTCTATCTTCAATTAATGAAGAAGAAAAACGTCGTTTATGATAGACATTTCATCGGAGAGATGATTTATCCAGCAATTTTCGATAGAAAACCATGCTTAACTAATCGAGAATTCAATAAATTAAAGACTTTTGCAGAAGTTAACAACATTCCTGTCATTGTAGTGGCTCCGCCAGAAGAAGTCTTAATGAAGAGACTTGATGAAGAGAGACCAAATGAAGAAATTGAAATTAAGAGAACCATTAGAATGGCCAGAGCTCAATTCTTCGAAATTGCAAAGAACAATCCATACTTTATCTTAGTTAGCCCAGAAGATGGCAATATCAACTTAGAGGAAGCTATTAGCAGAATTGAAACAGTTTACAAAGGAGAGTAGCATGAGAAAATTTACAGTTGAAGAACCTATTTCTAAATCACACGTCAACAACATGATTGTTATTGGTCTTTTAGACCGCCTTTACAGAAAATTAGCAAATGGAGATGTCGTAACAACTGGTGCAAATGCATCACAAACAGCAGGACAAGAAAGCTATGTTGAGCTTTTAGGTCATTCTTTTGAATTAGACCCATATGCTCCATACATCACCTTAGATCCTAATTTCAAAACGCCTTTAAAGTATGTTAAGAATGAATTGGATTGGTATAAGTCTGAAGATTTATCTATTATCGGCCACGAAGGCATTGAGAGCAATCCAACTTGGAATGCTTGCTGCACAAAAGACGAAAAGAAAGAGATTAACTCTAACTATGGTTGGTGTGTTTTCTCTGAAGCAAATGGCTCACAATATGACAATTGCTTAGAGACTTTAAAGAGAGACATGACCACAAGAAATGCAATCATTATGTATCAACGCCCTGAAATCTATAAAGATTATAAGCGAGATGGCATGCATGATATGATCTGCACATTCTATTCTCATTTCTTCATTCGCAACAATAAGTTATTCATGATTCATAGAATGAGAAGCAATGATATTAAGTTTGGCTTTATCTGCTCTGACTTAGCTTGGAATTGCTTTGTGTATCAAAATATGTATGAAGATTTAAAGCAAACTTACCCTGACTTACAGCCAGCGACAATTCTTTGGTGCTCAGATTCAATGCATCTATATTCAAGACACTATGAAATGCTTGAAAATTTAATTCAAGCACATCAAGCACCATCTCAATTTGATTTAAAGTAGAGCAGTTCGATGAGTAATTTATCTAAACACTTAAAAACAATCAGAACACACCGACGTTGGGTTAGAAAGTATTGCTTCAAATGTGGCCTTGTTTGGCAAGGACTTACTCACGATCTATCAAAATATAGTATCACAGAGCTATCTATTGCTAAATATTATACTGGAAAGAAAAGCCCACATCAAACATGCAGAGAAGCAATTGGATATTCACCATCTTGGAATCATCACTATCACATCAACAAACACCATTTTCAATATTGGTGGGATGAGGATGAGCTTGGAAAGATTATTCCTGTAAAGATGCCTTATAAATATGTGATTGAGTCATTCTGCGATATGCTTGGAGCATCAAAATCCTATAATCCAAAAGAGTGGAAGCCTGAAATGCTCTGGTCTTATTGGGAAAACAAATGCAAAGGCAAGAGAATCATGCATGGCGAATCAGTATACCTATTAGAAAAACTTCTTTGGAATCTATATGAAAATGGAGAAGAATGGTTCTTTGATTGGTATAAACAATCTAAGAATTGGCTAGAAAAACAGTACAATTCTGGAGAAATTAACTACTAAGGCTCATCTACTAAGCCTTTTATTTTATAAGGAGACATATGTTATATACAAGTTATTTCGCAAATCTTAGAAATATAGACAAAGATAAATATTTAATAGCCTCTATCTGCCAATTCAGGCCAGAATGGATAGATGAAAGCATTGAAAATTGGAATCTATTGGCGCCAGACGCAAACACATTATTAGATTACAAAAATGGAGTTATAACAGAGCAAGAATACACAGAGCAATATATTAAAAAATTAGATGTCATGATGGATTATCTGATAAATGAGTTCAATAGTATATGTGATAGAGATGTTGTTATGCTATGTTATGAGAAGCCAACTGACTTCTGCCATAGGCATTTGCTTGCTAGCTGGCTAAAAAGACATGGTTTTGATTGCGAAGAATTCAGCGCCAAAACTGTATAGTATTATAAAGGAGAATTAATAGCGCATGATCACTGGAATTGTTTGTGTAGACAAGAATTGGGGCATTGGAAAGAAAAATGACCTGTTATTCAAATTAAAAGAAGATATGAGTTTCTTTAGGAATAAGACATCTGAAGGAATTGTTGCGATGGGCTACAATACTTTGCTTAGCTTTCCTAATAGCAAACCATTAAAAAATAGATTAAATTTGGTATTAGCACCTATTGGCGTTGAAAGAGATGATTGTATCATTGTCCATTCATTTGAAGAAATGATCTGTTTAATTGCAAAATATTCTCAAAAAGACGATAGAGAAGTATTTGTAATCGGCGGTGCTATGTTTTATGAATCTATGCTGCCTTATTATGATAAAGTATATGTCACGAAAGTTGAGGCAGATGGAGAAGCAGAAGTCTTTTTCCCTAACTTAGATAGAATTAAAGAATTTGAATGTCGCGTCGACAGAGAAATAATTGATAATGGGTATAAATTACAATTTACAACATATAATAGAAGGAGTTAATACATATGAAAAATAAAAGCCTGATAGGCGATAATGAAAATGATAAGATATATACTCCGATGGACGTTGCAAAACAAATAGTCGACAAATTTGCTTTTTATGGAAAAGTATTAGACCCATTCAAAGGAAAAGGGGCATTTTATGACCAGCTTCCAGACGGCATTGAAAAAGAGTGGTGTGAGACTGATCTAGGAAGAAATTTCTTTGATTATAAAGAACATGTTGATTGGATTATTTCTAATCCACCATATTCAATATTTACAGAATTGATGCTGCATTCTTATGAAATTGCAGACAATATTGTATATTTAATACCTCTAAATAAAGTAGTTAGTTCCATGGGAAGAGTAAGAGAACTCGCTGCATATGGAGGAATTCCTTATATCTTTATTTTATCACCAAAGAAGTGCGGATTTCCATTTGGATTTCCAGCCTGTGCAGTATGGATTAAAAAAGGACATAAAGGCGACACAAAAGTAGAATTAGATGAGGAGTAATAAATATGAGTAATAATTTTACAGATACTATAATTTCAGAATTTTTACCTAAAATACCTAAAACAAAAATTAACTTTACAGTTGATTTAAACACTTCTACTTCTATTTCAGAATTAGCTGACCGTGTTAAACGCCATCACTATTCTGCGGGCCATTCTGAGTATGTTACAGACCAAAATAAAAAAGCACGGCTTAAATTAAAAGAAAATACTTTTGTAGAATTAGTTTCTCTTGGCGCTGTAGAACTAACTTCAACACAAGTAAAAATAACATCAGCAACAAATAGCAAAAATTATTTTTGTGATATTCCATATAGATTGATTCAGCCGAAGCAAAGCACTGTTGTGCTTATTTATGCAAATGATGTAAAAAAAGAAAATAAAAATAAACCATATAATTTATCTGGATTAACTCTAAGTAAGCTACATGATAATTTTTTAAAGCAAAACCAGTTTTATTCTACCTATATGCCAGATAACGCTGAGCACAAAACCTTTGAGTTGAGTGAAAAGATATTCGCAGCATTGAATACTGAAGACATTAGTAGTGTATTCAAATTATCTAGCAACTATGGAGTAATTGTAGGCGGCACTGTTGACGGTTATTTTGTAAAAATAGAATATGAGCAAGCACATTCAATGATTGTCGACTTACTAATTAGCAGGTATCAATGCAAACCAGAAAACAATTTTAGCATTGAATTAAATTATGATAATTCAGATAGTGAAAATTCAATTGAGAATTTGAGAGATTTGCCTGATGTCAAAGGTTATTTAGAAAATGGCATAGCTGAAGACAATATTCAGTGGATAGAGCGAACAATCAATGTCAGAGGACAGATTAAACATAGTCCGCGCAGAGTTGGAACGTTTTTTATAGCATTTGATCAAGGCAGATCAATCATCAATGCCACAAATGCATCACGATTAACAAAGCTACATATATTTCCAGGCACAACATGGGCAAATAAACAAGACAGCTGCACACTCCATATTGGAACAGGCGATACACAAGCCGATTTAAAATCAGCGGATGGTAAAATCACTTATGAAATAAAATATAATAAATCAAAAGAAAAAGCAATAGAAGAATGCAACAATGCAAAAAACACACCGACTTACTTATTAATTAGTCCATTTGCTGGCGGAGAAGTTTCTTGTTATAAATGTGAGTATGAAGGTGGTAAGATGATTGGCGCATCGTTAATTGGAACAGAAAAAATTGATTTTAATCCTATTGATTTAGGCGCGTTAGATGGTCAGTGGCAAGAGGAATAATAAAAAATGAAAAACATTATCAAATTAGCTGAAGAATTAGGTATTCCAACAGATGAGATTATTCCATATGGTTGGGATAAAGCAAAGATTAACAGAGATTACTACAAATCTCTTAAGCATGTAAAAGACGGAAAATTAGTTTTAGTTACTGCCATTACGCCTACAAAAGCAGGCGAAGGTAAAACTACCACGACAATTGGCTTACATGATGGACTAAGACGAATTGGCGTAGACTCGTTAGCCTGCCTTAGAGAGCCATCTCTTGGACCAGTTTGGGGAATTAAAGGTGGAGCTGTTGGAGCATTGAAATCTACGATTGTTCCATCAGATGACATCAACCTTCATTTCACTGGAGATATGCATGCTCTGACTTCTACAATCAACCTCATTTCTGCTATTATTGAAAATCATATTTGGCAAGGAAATGAATTGAACATCGACCCAAATAAAATAACATGGACAAGAGCCGTTGACATCAACGATAGATCTCTTAGAAGCGTTAATTTATGTGCAGAAGGAGAAGCACAAGATAAATTCTGCTTAGATGGAATTGGGCCTACGATTTGGCCAGACCAATCAAAAGCATTCAGAAGAATCAGACATGAATCAGGATATACGATCACAGTTGCATCTGAGCTTATGACAATTTTATGCCTTGCACAATCTGAACAAGATTTTATTGATAGAGTTAATAATATCATTGTTGCGTATACTTACGCAGATAAGCCAATTAAGTTTGGTGAGTTCAATTGCTCTAAAGCAATATACAAAATGATGAAAGATGCATTGAATCCTAATTTAGTGCAAACATTAGAAGAAAACCCAGTGCTAATTCATGGAGGTCCATTCGCTAATATCTCAATTGGCGTAAATTCATTGACAGCTACTAAAATGGCATTAAAGCTTGCTGATGTAGTTATCACTGAAGCTGGATTCGGCGCTGATTTAGGTGCAGAGAAATTCTTAGATATTGCCTGCCAAGAAGGAAATCTTCATCCCGATTGTGTAGTATTGGTTGCTACGTGCAGAGCATTGAAGCTTCACGGCGGCGTAAAGTTTGAAGATTTAGACAAAGAAAATAAATATGCTGTAAGAGATGGTTTTGAAAACCTTCTTAGACACTATGAGAATATTGAGAAATATCATGTGCCATGCGTTGTAGCAATCAACAGATTCCCAAGTGATACTGACGAAGAGATCGAAATGCTTGAGACTTGCCTTGACTTCTGCAAAATAGAGTGGGCATTGAATGAAGGTGCGCTCAAAGGTTCAGAAGGAGCAGTCGACTTAGCTGAAGCTGTAAAACGCACACTAGATAATCGTGCATCTAAATACAAACCGCTGTATCCTAAAGGAGATAGCACTTGCTGGTCAATAAGAGATAAGATTGGCTGGATCTGTCAAAAAATCTATAGAGCGGCTAATGTTGAATACACTCAAGAGGCGTTAGAAAAGATTAATCAATATGAGAGTATGGGATACACTGGTGCTTATGTTTGTATTTCAAAAACACCAAACTCATTTACAGATGATGCGAAAGTGCTTGGCGCGCCAGAAGGACATACAATTCACATCAGAGATGTTAAGCTATATGCTGGAGCAAACTTAGTTGTTCCACTATCTGGAAGCTTATTATTGATGCCGGGATTGCCAAAAGAACCAAGATGCTTAGATAAATTCAACTAATAAGACAAATGCCAGAAAACTCTGGCATTTTTTATTGTATAATATAGTGAATAAAGAATAAAGGAGAATTTAACGATGTTATATAACGGTTTAGATTTAATGAAAGCACACTGTAAATGCAAAAAATGCGGAAAACAAGCAGAAGTAGATACCTCTGTAACATTGACCTCTTATCCAGCTAAATATAGCTATCACTGTCCAGAATGTGGAGAACATGGATATATATATTGCAGCGAAGCATATTATGATGACAGATGGCCTAACACAGATGTTAAAATCTTAACACAAGAAGAATATGATGAATTGCTTGAAACCATCAGAGAGCTTAAAGCAAAAGTAAAAGAATTGTCTAGCAAAGTTGAAAAAGATAATTATGGTAATAAGTATAAGCTAGACTTAGATAAAATTGATAGTTCTAATTTATATTATGTCAACAAAGAGTATGAATCTGCTACTTTTTCAAAATTTGATGAGGAATCTGTAAAACATGGCAGTTGGGACAAATAATTTAAGAAGAAATACTCAAACAAAGCTAACAAAGTGCAATTTTTGCAGATATTTCGTAGGAAAACAATGCTCTGCGACTGGACCAACAGGAAGAGTTAATGATTATTACTGCAAAGATGCGTTATTTGAATTCTACGCTTGGCTTAAAACTCAGAAGAAAGGCAAGTAGCTTAGTGTTGATTGCTAAAAAACGGTAGAAATGCCGTTTTTTTATATCTTTATTGTATAATATAATATGAAAACTCAGTAAGACCAAAAGTCTATTTTAGAACACAAAATGTTAAAGGAGAAATCAAAGATGAGTAAATTTTCAGGAAAATGCGACCTATGCGACCACATCGCTGGACTTGGCGGTTGGTATGACAGAGATGGAAATCCAGTTAAATTTGGACAAGAAGGAGTTGGATGCTATTATAGTGATGAGCTTCAAGACTTCAATGAATTCAAAAGAAAAACTGGCGGTGTGATGTATCAACAGCACAATATCAAAGAAATAACTGAATATAATCAAGAATTTGTTGCTGAGCATTGTAATAATTTTGAAATTGTAAAACATGAAGATATAATTCCAGACAAGCGCAGAAAAGATGGCACGAGAACGGTTGTTTCTTATACTTATAAATATTGGGGAAAAGAATACACTGCAAAACAGCTCAAACAAAAAGGCGGTGTCTATATCACGACAGAAATTCATTTTGATGAATTATTGGACATCATTAAATATTATCCATATCTAGTAAGTATGTCAGCATCCAATAAAGATAAATCGACTATAATTATCACTAATGAAAGTTTTGTTGATGAAGAATTCAAGAAACACCTAAAGTACGGTTATATGTCAAATATGAAAAACTACTATGAAAAAGAGTTAGCACAGCACTGCTTAGATGTTGTAAAAAATTATTATTTAACTGATGAAAAAAAGATAATTCTTAGTTAAGGAGAGACATATGAAGATCATTGATTTTGAGAGAAAAGGAAATATTGTCCGATTCTATCTTGGCGAAAAGACTGAAGATTGGGGATGGACTAGACCAGATTATAAATATAATGGCGGCAGAGGCCTAGAAACACCCGATTGGCTTAAGCCATCTGATAAATATTATGGTGACGATTGGGATGATGCACCATATGAGCACAATGCCGGAGAAGTATATGGTGAGTTTGTTAAAGGGCATAAAGATATAGCATTTGGCTTCGATGATGTTGTTTTAGAGCCTTGTAGCGGCGAGTTTAATTGCAGATGGTGCAAGTACGACATGGAAGACAGAAAAGTCCCATGCATTGTAGTTGTGCCAAAAGAAGTGCTAGATAGACTTCATTTAGAATACTGGCAAGTAGATAATTTCTCTGATGCGCTTAGTATTGATGGCATAAAGAAATTTTATTTTGGAGATGATTTAGATGAATAAATATTATGATTCATTTTTTTATAGATATATAGGATCTGCATTCACAAATCCTAAAAATTTCTTTTTGTGCTTAAAATACCCATTTCTAAAAAGCCGTAATGTTTGGACTGGCAGATTTTCTGGGTATAATTCTACCATGTATGAGTGGATTCCAGTTGGCTGGAGAGCGGCTTTTGGAAAAGAATTAGTTGATGATATTGCAAAGGCACTTAAAGAAGATAAAATTCCTAAAAGAAAATGGTGCAAGTCTGTATATTGGGAAGACATAAAAGAAAAGTATGGAACACTAAGACTATATGCTGCAACAACAAATAAAGTTCAAAAAGTATTAAGCAAGTATGAAGCTATGTCATATGGCTATTGCATTACATGCGGCAAGCCAGCTCGATATATGACACATGGTTGGATTGAATTTTTATGCGAAGACTGTTTTGATTCCATTTATTCTGACCCGGAATATAAATCAGAATGCAGATTGTCTAATAAAGATATGCCAACATGCTATATCTCAGGAGATTACGAAACAGAACGCACTATGTTAGAAGTGTATGGTGTAGACCTAGAAAAACTTTGGGGACTAAAGGAGAATAAATAGCCATGGGAATTTTTAGTAGCTGTGCGCAGCAAGCAGAATTAGAAGATTTATTAAAATGGATTGAAGCTCATAAAGATTATGATGAACAAGCAAATCCAATTGTTTTTTATGATGAGCTAGTAGCAGAAATAAAAGCTAAAATAACAGCAGCAGAGTATGACTAGTTGAGGAGGTTTAGTATGCCAAGTACGCATAAAAGAGGACAAATCACCTCTAAACAAATCAATAAATTAAAGAATAATTATACATTTGATGTTGAAAAATATAATGTGATGGTAGAAGAGTATTGGAAAGATATAATTATTCAAAAACTTATTGCTGAGGGTCGACTAAGAAATGAAAAAGACATTAAATATTTTAAAATTGAAAAAGAAAAATATGAAAATGGTAATATAAAGTACTCAGCAAGGATTGTGCCAATTTCAGTTATTGAAGATATTCAAGTAGAATTATTTTTCGAATAAGGAGACTTTGTATGGAAGAAAGATTGACAAAAAAATATATTGATGAGACTGATATTTATGGAGAAAACTGTGTTGACGCTTATTTTAGATTGAAAGAATTAGAAGATCAGCTTTATGGCTCTAGAGAGTTTAAAAGAATGCATGATAACGTTCTAGCAGAAAGAGAAGCAGACTATGAATTTCAATATGAGCATGCTGATGAATTTGGAATGCCTAATCCAGATGATCTTAGAGTATCTGCTGCCGACACGTTAAGATGTATTATTATCGCGGCTGAGAGATATAGAAAGTATTTAGATGAAGTCTATTTCACAATTGAGAACAGTGCAAAGCATGGTATTGACTATGGTGTTTATTGTAAGAAATGCACAAGAGAAGAATTTAAAGAGATTGTTTCAACAACAATTTCTGCGCTTGAAAGCTTAGCATTTAATATTGAAGGATATAAAATAGAAGATAATCCTGATAGATTTGCCATTGAAGATATTAAAGAATACTTAGCTGAAAGAGAGAATAATAAGCAAGAAGTAGCGAACACAGATAGAAGTTACATATGATCAAATGAAAAACTTTATTGCAGAGGAGTAAGATATGAAGTTAAATGATGTATTCAAAGTATGTGAAGTACTAAATATTAATTTCTATAGAAAAGCCTATGGCACTTTAGGACATGAATTCTCTCGTATATATCCATATCCTGCAAATCATATGTATGCAAGAAGTGAAAACTTTTTAGAGATAGAAGGTCCTAGATTTGCTGAGGTTAAAAATAAATATGGTAACTGTAAAGTTGTAGAGCTCTATGGATTTGATGACGGATTAACTGCAGTAATAAAGAACGAGGAATAAGATAGTATGGAAAATATTAAAGGCATAAACATAAAATACAATATTGGCGATACAGTATATTTTGCGGATAGAGCTGCGACGTACAGTGTCGTTGAATTAACTATTCTGTCAATTATTATTGATAACGATGGTGTTAGCTATGAGACACCAGGAAAGTATGGTAGAGCTAGACACAAAGAGCATGAACTATATGCCACTTATGGAGCTGCTCAGAATGCTCTTGATGACGAGAAGTTGCTTACAATGAGATTGACTGAACTGAAAGAGGCTTTGACTAACATAGGCTGGACAGTATCTATAAGCAATCAACTAAGTCTGTTCAATGATATTCATCGATTAGTAACAAAGCTCGACAAGAGTTTAGATATCTCAATCTTATAGATGATACAAAATAACAAAGGAATTAGCTAAATGGAAAACATCAAAGAATATGCTGCTAGAAAAAAGCAAGAACTAAAAGAGTATTTAGATACTAATAATATTAAAGTAAAGACGGTTGTAATAAGAGTCGGCGAGAATCCCGCATCTGCAGCCTACGTTAGGGGCAAAGTAAAAGACTGTGAAGAAGTTGGAATCGAGTGTGAAGTAAGACATTTTCCAGAAGATATTTCAGAACATGACTTGTTAGTTGAAGTTTCAAAATGCAATACAGACCCAAGCATCGATGGATTTATCGTTCAGCTTCCACTGCCAAAGCACATCAGCGAAGCGAAAATTACTGAGGCCATAGACTATAGAAAAGATATTGATGGCTTCACTAAACAATCATTGGTAAATCCTGCTACACCACAAGGTATTCTTACTTATTTAGAAGATAATGATTTTAAGTTTGAAGATGCGAATGCAGTAGTAATCGGAAGAAGCAATATTGTCGGAAGACCCATGGCTAAGCTATTATTAGATAAATCATGCAATGTAGCTGTTATCCATTCTAAGACATCTGACTATGAAAAAAAGCAATATCTTAAACGCGCAGATTTAGTAGTTGTTGCAACAGGCCATAGAAATACACTGACTAATGCAGATTTTATCTGGAATGACTATGATGTCAATGGTTCTTATTATCAAATGGAAAACGAATCTTGTTTTATTGTTGATGTAGGAATGAATAGAAATGACGAAGGAAAGCTTTGCGGAGATTGTGAAGGCATAACAATCTGTGAGAAAACACCTGTTCCTGGAGGCGTTGGATTGCTTACTCGTTTAGCACTGTTATTAAATATAGTTAAGCTACATGGATTGGTTCAAGAAAGAAAGTAAAGATTGCACAAAACAGGAATTAGATGCAGTCATTAATGATTTGCGCAGCAGATATAGAATATCAGCTGAATTGGTGTATTGCCGTGGTAAATTATTAGATAAAAAGTATAGAGTAGAAACTTGGGTCAATCTAAATAGCCACAACCATATTGTAAATATCTATGGAATAGATTATCTTGAATTAGATGAAGGTGATCAAAATGAAGTTTTATAAACAAAATATGCAAGATTGGATAGATGGTAACTCACCATTGTTTATAACCGGCATATCTGGCTCCGGTAAGACTACTATGGCAAAAAGATTGGCGGACAATGAAAATGAAATATTCAATATTGATGCTATTTTTGCTTTCGCTAGATTCTCAAAAAATGAAATACTTGAGAAATATGCACATTTTGAGAAAAACCTAAATGACTTATTTATCAAATTTGTCAATAGCGTGCCAGACGAATTGTTTCTATATAGAACAGCAGATAATGACCAAGAGGTATGTGATGCTTCAATGAAGTTATTTAGAGAATTCATCATGCTGTGGAAAAAAGAAAAATTATCTGGAAAAAGATATATCATTGAAGGTTTTCCTATTTATTTAGATGAACCAATGTTCTATAAAGACAAGCCGCTGATCGTCATGGCAGAGCCTTATGTGTTGTGCTGCATAAGAGCATATAAAAGAGACCGCAATTCTAAAGAAGCCAATAAAAAATATGCAGATGTAAATTTTAAGAAGATATTGTTTAAGAAAAGAATATTAATGATGTTCTCAAATAAAAACATTCATTTTAGAGAATTAAAAACATTTAAAAATTTCTTAAAAACTATCAAAAAATTAACTAAGCCGGCTTGTTAAGCTGGTTTTTTATTTGCTAAATTATACGAGACGATTTTAGGAGGCACTATATGAAAAAACTAACTAAATCAGAATTAAACAAATATATCTCAAAAATAAAAAATGACCCTGAATACGATGAGGTCGCATTTGAAGATGAGAATGCGCTATTCGATTTTATATTCAAAAAAGAGCAAGAATTTGATTATGATTTATCAGAAACAGGTCAAGATGCTGGAATGGTTATTCTTAATGTAATTCAAGGCAACACCAATGACATTATAACAGCATATGAGCCATACTCTGTTGATATTGAAGATGACGCAAATAAAGGCATTGAACTCATAAATACAGAAGTATTGAACTGGGATGAGTGGAAAAAGTCTCACGAGGTAAGACGAAACTACGAAGACATGTGCGACGCTGTGAATATGGTCGAACCAGAAAATGCAGATGCCTTCATCTCAATGATCGTTGCTGGAAAAGATATTTCAATGCAAAAAGGCCAGATTGCTGGATGTAGGAAATATGAAGCAAATTGCCCAGTAAAATTACAAGACGGATTCTTTCCATTTGAATTCAGAGTGCCAGCTGGCGCTGGAGACAGTTCTCAAAGACGCGCATATGGAGTTTGCTATGCAAAGCTGAAAAAATTATATATGATATCTCTATATAATAAAAATGCTGGACAAGAGCAAGCAAATATAAATTTTGACAATTTCATGAAAAAAGCAAAAAATTATATTCAAAATAATATTTTAAGAGAGTCATTATTGTATACTATTAATGAGAATTCGTGTACTTTTGAGTATACAAGTTTCTTAGATTTATATGAGGAGCTTAGCAAAATGAAAGAAGATTTAGGATTAAATCCCTTCTTAGAAGGATATCGTGCCGCTTTAGACGGACAATTATTAGAAGCATCTGCTGAAGCTGATTTTGCTGCAGGATATGGTGCAGGACAAGATGAACTTGCTGCGCGCAAAACAAATGCATTAGAATTCTACAAGCAACATCCAGAGCTATTCAAAGCAGCTTACAGACAATATAAAATTTCAAAAGAAAAGTAGGAAATGTGATGAAAGAATATAGAGCACTCAATTTTGAAGATTACTTTACGATTTGCTCTTGCAACTATGCTGGAATACAGACAGATCTAAAATTAGCAAAATACGAATCAATAACCTATAAACACCATAATCATGAGCATGTGCTGCAGTATCAAGTTAGATTTGATTACGAAAGAAATTGTATTCAATGCATTTTTAAAGAAACGGCATGTAAAAGTGACTGGATTACGAATTTCGAGTTCCCAAGTAAACTCTATGATAAGTTTACATTTGATGGACAGCTAATTCAAATTAAAGTTCATAATGGTTGGGGAGACCGCTGGTTAGCTTGCCAAGATACAATAAGAGAAAAAATAAGTTTTTACAGACAGTCATATCCAAACTGCTATATTGAAGTATTTGGTTGGTCTCTCGGCAGCGCAATGGCTCAGCTATGCGCCGAAGATGTTTATTTCAAATTTGGAGTAAAACCATATTTATACACATATGGCAGCGTAAAACCATTCTTCGGAAGATCTACTTACAATTATGTAAAGAACTGTTGTGAAAAAGCATTCAATTTCTATGACCACTGCGATATTGTTGGATATATGGTTCCATTCATTGGATGGAGAGCGATTAAGCATGAAAAAGTAAAATATGATTCATTCTGCATTGCTAAGCTATTTAATCCGCAATTCTATCATACGCACTATTACGAAGCAAAATTATACGATACATTTAAAAAATAAAAGAACGATACAATAAATTATACCTCTAAAATATACCAATAATACTGAGTAAAATTTCAAGTCATCGTTCAAAAAACGGTGACTTTTTATTTTTTATGCTAAATTATTTATATAATACAAATGGAGAATGACTTTATGACAAATTACATTTTATATAAACACACTTTTCCAAATGGCAAAATTTACTTTGGTATAACATGTCAAAAAGTAGAAGTTCGTTGGAGAAAAGATGGGTCTGGTTATAAAAATAATAAACTGATGTGGAAGGCTATTAAAAAATATGGTTGGGACAATATTAAGCACGAAATTATTTTTGAAAATTTATCTGAGCAGACTGCAAATGAGTTAGAGATTAAATTAATTGCTGAGTATAAAACTCAAGATACAAGATTTGGATATAACATTATGCCAGGAGGGCTTGTTGCGACTGGCTGGCATCATACAGAGGAATCAAAGAAAAAAATGTCAGCTTCACAATTAGGAAAACGCTATATGGCAGAACCATGGAATAAAGGCAAGCATTATGGTAAGAAAAAAGTATATCAATATTCAGTTAACGGAGAATTTATAAAAGAATTTGCTAATGTGCATGAAGCTAGTCTAGAGCTATCTATACCTGAGGTTAACATTTTTGACAATGTTAGGTTAGCCAGTAAAACATGTTATGGTTATATATTTGCAAGAGAGTATATGTCTAGTGAACAACTAATGAAATTATATGCTCGTGAGCAAGGTGCAAAACGCGTAACAATTTTTCAGTATGATGAAGACGGTAAATTACTTAATACGTTTCGTTCATATAAAGCTGTCATGGATGAGCTAAATATCTGCGAGTCATGCTTAGAGCAATGTTTAGCTGGCAAACAAAAAACATCAAATGGTTTTGTTTTCTCTAAGGTTCAGTTGTCTGTCAACGAAGTTAGACAGCACTATATATCAAAAAAACGTAAACAAAAGTATAAATATTACCTAATTAGCAGAGAAACTGGTCTTTCTACACTGTATAATACTATTGATGAGATGTCCATTGCTCTCTGTGTAGATGCTAGAACACTTAGAAATGTTGTTAATGGCGGCTCATCAAAACTACATAAATTATATATATTTAAAAAGGAGCTAAATAATGAAAATTAAACTATTTGGAAACACAAAATTACCTAAATTTGGTCGAGCTGGCGACGCTGGATATGATTTATTCTTAAATGCACCAGTTACATTTAAATCGCGCGAAGTTACTGTTGTTGATGCTGGAATTGCCGTTGAATTGCCTTCAGGATACGCCGGCTTGTTAGCTATGAGAAGCTCAGTATGTAAAACCGGTATGATTATTCAACAACCACTTATTGACAGCAATTATCGCGGTGAGATTCATATCATGGTCTATAATCCTACTGATACTGACTATAGTTATGCTGCTGGTGACAGAGTTTGTTCATTATATGTATTTCCAGTTTTTACAGAGGAGCTAGAAGTTGTAGATGAGCTAAGCGAATCAAACAGAGGAACCGCTTGGAGCGGAAGCAGCGGAAAATAACGTTAATAACATTTTTTAGGAGGTTTTACTATGAGCGATTGTTTCTTATATAACAGTTGTAATCATAAAGATTGCGATAAGGATGTCTGTCCAAGACGCTATAAAATGGAGAATTTATATGCGTTATCTTGCTTATCTGCTTCTCAAATGAAGCCAATTAATTTCTGCATCGACGCAGATGGCACTGATGAAGAAGAATTCAAGCAATTGATGGCTATTGCTGGAGATATTGTAAATTTTGTAAAAGACGGCAAAAATCTATTTATTCACTCAAAGATTTGTGGAAATGGTAAAACTTCTTGGTCTATTACCATGATACAAAAGTATTTTAATCGTATTTGGCCAATGTCTGATCTTACCTGCAAAGCTATCTTTATTAGCGTCCCAAGATTTTTATTGGCTTTAAAAGATAATATTAAGAATAATAATCAATATGCGCAATTTATCTTAGCGAATGCCGCAAATGCAGATTTAGTCGTGTGGGATGATATTGCGGCTAAGAATGGAACTGAGTATGAAATTAGTCAATTATTAGGTTTAATTGATGGTAGATTGTCTGCTGGAAAAAGCAACATCTATACTTCTAATTTAGGACCAGATGAATTAATTAATGCGGTAGATAAGAGATTAGCAAGCAGAATCTGCGAATCTACAATTATAGAACTTAATGGAGCAGACAAACGCAGATTTTTTGGAGGAAATAAATAATGGTATCTCAATTTCAATTATTAAATAAGATTCTTCAAACAAAAGATTTCTCATTAATTACAATGAATAATCTAACTGAAGACTTTTTCTACAACTATGTTGCTGAATTTAGATATATAAAAGCACACTACGATGAATACAATGTAGTGCCAGATAGACTTACTTTTGTCAACATGTTCCAAGACTTTGAAATTCAAGACATTGATGAGCCAGATACTTATCTTCTTGAACAATTATATAATGACTATAATGCAAAAGTCGTTGGTGACTTATTTAACAATGCAAAGGCATTAGTTGAAAAAGGTCAAGCTGCAGATGCACTTGCAGTCATCAATAAAACAATGGAAAAATGCCAAACAAAAACAGCGATGACTTGCGTCGATCTATTCAAAGACACTGGTCGTTATGATAGATACCTTGAGAGAACACATGACAGAGCTAATTATTATTTCTCAACTGGTTTCAGAGAATTAGATGAAATCATTGGTGGCATTGACCGTGAAAATGAAAACATGGTTATTGCAGCTAGAACTGGTATTGGTAAAACATGGACTCTTATAAAAATGGCAGTCGCAGTTGCTACACAAAGAGATTCTAATGGCAAAGGCCGCAATGTTGGTATCTATTCTGGTGAAATGACTGCTGATAAGGTTGGCTATCGTGTAGATACTTTACTTGGTAGAATCAACAATAATGCTATTACTCGTGGCGATGCATTCGTTAATGCTGCATATAAAAAGTATATTGAACACGATTTAAAGACAATGCCAGGTTCGATTAAAGTTATCACACCAGCAGATATCAATGGTCCAGCAACAGTTCAAGCACTAAGAGCGTTTATTGAGAAGTATGATTTAGATATCTTATTTGTTGACCAATACTCTTTGCTTGAAGACGTCAGCAGAGCAAAAGCAATGCATGAAAGAGTTGCAAATATTTCAAAAGACATTAAGAACTTGCAAGTCTTAAAAAAGATTCCTATCATTTCTGTTTCTCAAATGAACAGAACTAAGAATGATGACGGATCTCAAGACACAACACAAATCGGCTTAACGGACAGAATTGGCCAAGATGCTACTGTTATCATCATGTTAGACAGAAAAGAGATTGAAGGCGAAGATAAAGCTTCTTCAAAACATCAATTAATCTTAAACGTTGTCAAGTCTCGTGATGGCGGCGATGGTAGAAAGCTTACTTATGATGCTGATTTCAATACTGGTAGATTTACTTGCGTTGATGGTGCTAACGGCAATACAGCGACTACTCAAGAAGAGTGTGACGCAATGGCTAGCAGCTACGATGAAGGAGTAGAATTCTAATATGTCAAGACTTATTGTAGGCAATTTCATAGTAAACGAGTCTGCAGAAGAAGTTCTTAGAACAGTTAGAATGAATTTAACCAATGGAAAGCTCAAAGATATTGTTGTAAAATCTGGTGAATTAGTCATAACTTGTCCAAATCCAGAGCATTCTGGCGGACATGAGGCTAATCCAGACTGCAACGTAAATATAAAAGAATCTGGTGAGCTTCCATACGGATACTTTCACTGCTTTGCTTGTGGCGTTAAGGGAAACTTTTTAAAGCTATTATGTCTTTGCTTTGAGAAACCTGAAGAATGGGTAAAACATTGGCTTATTTCTCATTTTGATTGTAAGCAAATTACTCAAAAGATTGAACTAAGTGAGCCAATCGTTTATAATAAACCTTTTATAACTTCATTTAAAAATAAGCAAAAGAAAGACATCATTGACACAGCAGAGCTAAATAATTATCAAAGCTGGTGCCCATATCTCGCTCAAAGAAAGCTAACAAGATCTGTCTGTGAGAGATTCAATGTCAAATATGACCCAAAGTATAGACAAGTTATATTTCCATGCTATGATTCAAGCGGAAATCTAATCATGCTTCCAAAAAGAAGCATAGATGTAAAGACTTTCTACTTAGACAAAGAACATGAAAAGCCTGTATACTGCTTACACGAGATTGTTAAAAAGAATATTAAATCAGCGATTATAACTGAAGGTCCATTCGACACATTAACGGCTTGGACATATGGATTTCCTGCAGTTGGAACGCTTGGAACTATTTCAGACTATCAAATAGAACAAATAAATAGATCATGTCTGAACGTTATCTATGCTATGTTTGATAATGATCAAGCTGGCAGAAATTTCTTAGAATATATAAAAAGCCACTTAGATAAACGTTTTATTATTGTAGACGTTAGAATACCAAATGGCAAAAAAGATATCAATGATCTGTCAAAAGAAGAATTCTGGGAAATTCTAAATAATTATTTATAACAGTTAAAAATTTAAACAAATTAACTGTATAATATATTGTGATAATCAAGAATCACAAGCCAAAAAAAATACCATAAAATATACAAAAGGAGAAAAACTAACTATGGCAACATTCGATTACAACAGTTATCAAAATTCGGTTTCTAAAAACCAAAACAACACAAACAAAAACAGCGTAAAAGTCGGCTTTTTCAAGCTTAAGGATGATGGCGACTCTGCGCTTGTTCGTATCAATTGCTCTTCTGTTAATGAATTAAGCTTTGCTACTGTTCACCAATTAGGCAAGGCACAAAAGTGGATGAAGGTCTCATGCTTAAATGAAGTCGGCTCTTATGATGATAAGTGCCCATTCTGCAAAGCAGTTGCAGCTGGCCGCACTGATATCGGCAAAGCAAAGAAAGTCGTTTATGTTCAAATGATGGCTTCTTACTTTGATGCAGATACTAACACATTCACTGAACCACAACCAGTTATTTGGGAACGTCCTGCTGGATTCTCTCGTGAAATTGCAACTAAGTTACAAGCATATGGCGGAGATCTTAAGAAAGTTCTTATTAAGATTACCCGTAACGGTAAGGCAGGTGACCAAGGCACTACTTATTCTTTAGATTATGCTATGCCAACTGTCTTCAAACCAGAATTAGTTCCTGAAGATTTCAGTGCATTTGCTAATTTCAATATTGCAAAGCATAGCTTCTGGGAAAAGACTGAAGCAGATATGAATGAATTCATTACTACTGGCTCATTCCCTGAATTCATTAAGAAGACTGAAGGTTATTCTGCGCCTGCTCAAGCAAAACCAGCCACATCTTATGGAACTCCATTTAAACCAGCTCCTGCTGCAACGCCAACACCAGCAGCTCAACCTGCTGTTGAAACTGTAGCTCCAGCACCAGTTAATGCAACTGTAGTTGAACCAGCTAAGCCAGCTGAAGAACCTGCAAAAGCACCAGTTCGTGAATTTACATTTAATTGGTAATTTAAACTGATAAAAAACAAAATGAGCTCAAAACGAGCTCATTTTTTATTGTATAATAAAGTAGTAAACATGACTACGGAGGTAAGTATATGGATTTTCAATTAGAAGGCTTATTTGGCGATGATTCAAGCATTGCTATTAAAGACAATTCAAAAGAAAAGATTAAAAAGCTAGTTAAGCAAAGTCAGCCTATTGATATTGATGAGCTCGATGACGATGCAGCTTCTAAGATCTTAAAGAAAAAGAATGTCTCTATCACTGAAAAGCTTAACATCATCAATAAAAAGGTCTTAAAGACATTAGGCAAACAAAAAGCAAATGTCATTATTATCAAAACCATCGATGAATTTCAAGATTATATAACAAAAGCAATCTCTGTTGGAAGAATTGCAATCGATACAGAAACAAATAACTCATTGGACCCTGTTACATGTAAGTTAATGGGTCTTTGTTTATACGTTCCTGGCGAAAAACAAGCATATATTCCAATCAATCATAGAGATCCACTAACAAAAGAAAGATTGTCTTGGCAATTAACAGAAGAAGATGTCAGAGTGCAGCTAAAACGTATCGTAGATGCTAAGATTGTAGAAGCAACAGCCTCTGGTTGGGAACCAGAATTTTTTGGACAATCCATTGAAGACTGGTATCTTCACAATGTTGCGCCAATGACTACAAATCCGCTTATTATCATGCACAATGGTAAGTTTGACTATGAAGTAATTAAGTGCACATGCCGCATTGCAATTAAACCAGACTGGGATACAATGGTAGCAAACCGTCTTTATAATGAAAATGAAAAAGCTGGTCTTAAGGAATTATATACTAAGAATATTGACCCTACGCAAGCGAAATATCATATCGACGAATTATTCGAGGCAGTTGCTTATGCTGATGTAGATCCTGATATTTTTGCATTATACGCTGCTACGGACTCATTAATGACTGACAAGGTATATTTATACCAAGTTCCTTTTTTCACTGCTCCAGAGCAGTCTAGATTATATAATCTATTCATTAATATTGAAATGTGGATTGTAGTTATCACAGCTGAAATGGAATTAAAAGGCGTTTGTGTCGACGAGGAATTTGGTGCGCACTTACATGATAAGTATGCTGCTCAATTAGACAATGTTGATGCTCGTATTGCTGTCAATCTTCAATCTTTTGAAAGCATTATCAGCAAATGGAGACTTACAAAAGAAGCGAACGAAAAAACAAAACAATACCAACCAAAGAAGTCTAAGTTATCCTATGACAAGCTATTGAAGAAATATCCAAATGAAGATGCTAATGGAAAGCGTTTTTCATACGGAAAGTCTAAGTCTGACCAATTAGACACTAATATCAACCTTTCTTCACCTGTTCAGCTTGCTATTCTATTCTATGATGTCATTGGAATCAAATTCACTGGCAAGAGTAAAGATGAAAGAGGTACAGGAAAAGAAGAGCTTCAAAAGATTAAGAACGGTTTGAATGCAATCATTAAGAAAGCAAAAGCTGAAGCATATATCAGCGAAGCAGATACAGAACTTGAATTAGATGATGACGGAAATCCTATTCTTCCTGAAGAGTTTGACCTTACTGATGATGAGCAAAGCGCAGGCGTTTCTTTAAAGAATAAAGATGAGAATATCATCAATAGCGCATTTGATTTATGCAGCTTAATCTTAGAGAGACGTGGTATTCTAAAGATTATCACTACTTATGTTGATGTTATTCCTACATTGGCTAAACACTGGCCAGATGGTCGTATCAGATTCCATTTAAATAGCTTAGGAACTGACACGGGCCGTTATTCTTCTGGCGGTAAGATTAAATATATGGAAAATGAAGAGCAGATTACAGTATCTGGCATTAATATTCAAAATATTCCATCTCATAATCCTGAAATTCGTATGCTATTCAAAGCTGCGCCTGGTTGCAGAATTATCGGAAGCGACTACTCTGCACAAGAACCTCGAATGACTACGCACTTATCGCAAGATCCTACTATGCTTACAGCATATAATGAAGACAAAGACTTATATGCAATGATTGCTATGTCTGCTTTCGATAATAACTATGAAGACAACCTTGAGTTCTATCCTGAAGGAACTGAGCTTGAGATTGATGGAAGACGCGTAGTATCTGGAACTGGAAAAGAATCAATGGTCAAGACAGACTCTGATGATGGAATAACTGTTAACTATTATGATATCTTAGAGACAGTTCGTGGCGACAAAACTGCAGAAGAAATAAATATAGGCGAAAAAGTTATTTCTGACATTGGCGAACTGGTCGTGGCAAAAAAGGTGCGCATAGATAATAAAATTGTGCTTACTTTTGCTAAATAATTATTGCTAAATATATATTTACAGATAAAGATAAGCAGAAAATAAGCGAAAAGCAGCGTGACTATTGGAAAAACCTAAAAGAAAATAACCAAGAAGAATATAATAGGCTATG